CCCGCTGCCGCATGCACGGCGGCGCCGCCCCCCGAGCCCTCGCCAAGGCCAATCGCAGAGTCATCGAGGCCCGCATCCAGGGCGAACTCGAGGCGCGCGGATGGGAAGCCCTTGCCGACCCCGTCGCCGCCTACGCGGACCTTGCCGGGGAAATCTGGCAATGGAAAGAGATCGCCCGGGCCCACATCGCCGACCTCCAGGCATGGGCGACCGTCAACATCGTCACCGGCGTCGACGAGGTATCCGCCCTCGTGCAGATCTACGAACGCTCCCTCGAGCGTGCGCAGCGCGCGCTCACGGACATGCTCCGCATCGGCCTCACAGCCGAGCATCTCCGCCAAGCTCGGGAGCGCCCCACCCTCGACCAGGCCCAGGCGTTCCAGCGCGTCCTCGAACAGCTTCTCGAACAACTCCAACTCACCGATACGCAGCGCGCGCTCGTCCCCCAGGCCCTCGCCACGGCCCTCACCCAGGAAGGACTCCTGTGACCGACCCCGACGTCGACACCATCCGCCAAGCCCTGGCCGAGCTACCGGAGCTGTGCGAACTCCTCCCCGCAGCACTCGTCACCCGACGACCTACCACCGGCACCGGTAGATCCACCCCTGGATCCAGGCCGCCCGTCGACCTCGGCATCCTCTGCCTCCTCGACACCCGCGACCGCACCAACTGGACTTCTGGCATGGAACACTGCGACCCCGAGGGCGTTGGCGTCCTGCCCTACCTGTGGGGCTGGTGCCGCGATCTCGAGGCAACCGCTCTCGACATCCGCCCCGACCTACCCCCAGAACTCCCCGAGCGGCCAACCATTCCCACCGTCGTGGAATGGCTCCAAGGGCAGCTCGAATGGGCCTCAGGACTCCCGCAGTGGCCAGAACTGGCCTCCGGCATCACCGCCACCCATCGGGCTGTCAGGGGCGCCGTGAAGGCTGTACGCGACCCCACCCCCGCCGACGTACCCTGCGGCATCTGCCACATCGGACACCTCACCCGCGTGCCCGGCGCGCAACCCCTGTGGCAGTGCCACGTCTGCGGCCACGAGGTCACAGTCCAGGCCGTCACCCTGCGACAGGCCGCCGCCATCACCGGCACCTCGGAGCGCACCCTGCGAGACTGGGCCCGACGGCGTGGACTCCTCGCCCCCGTCGCCGAGGGTCCGAGGCGACGCCTGTACGACCTCGGCCAGATTCGCGGCCTCATCGCGCAGAGCCGCCTACGACAAGGGGCGTGACCTGCTATCATTGCCGTTAGCGGCCTATGAGCGCGCCCGAAAACCCCCGCCAGTGACGGGGGTTTTCCCGTATCCCGAGGAGGCGGCATGAGCATGGGCGCACCCCGCACCGTCTGGCAGCTGCTCGCCGAGCTGTATCCGCTCCCCGATCCACGAGAAGAAGCCTGGCGAAACGACCCGGCAGCCTGGGCCCGCGACCGCCTCGACGCCCACCTGTGGAGCAAGCAGCAGGAAATCTGCACCTCCGTCGCCGTCAACCGCCGGACCGCCGTCAAGTCCTGCCACGGCGTCGGGAAATCCTGGAGCGCCGGGATGCTCGCCTGTTGGTGGATAGACACCCACCCGCCCGGCGAGGCTATCGTCGTCACCACCGCCCCCACCTACAAGCAGGTCCACGCCGTCCTCTGGCAGGAAATCCGCAAACAACACAAGCGCGGCAACCTTCCCGGACGTGTCAAGCTGGATGACGAATGGCTCATCGACCAGGACATCGTCGGCCTCGGTCGCAAACCCGCCGACCACGACGAACACGGCTTCCAAGGAATCCACCGTCGCTACGTGCTCGCCATCCTCGACGAAGCCTGCGGCATCCCCGCCAACCTCTACACCGGCGTCGAAGCCATCACCACCAATGCCGACTGCCGCATCCTCGCCATCGGCAACCCCGACGACCCCAACACCCAGTTCGGGCGCATCTGCCGCCCCGGCTCCGGCTGGAACGTCATCCGCATCTCCGCCCTCGAATCCCCCAACTTCACCGGAGAGCCAGTCCCCGACAGCCTCACCCACCTTCTGCCCACCCCCGAATGGGTGCAGGACGCCGCAGCCAACTGGGGCGAGGCAAGCCCCGTCTACGCCTCCAAGGTCCTCGGCGACTTCCCCGAGGTCGGAGACGACACCCTCATCCACCCGGCCTGGATCACCGCCGCACAGAATGCCGACCTCCCCGAGGGTGGCCTCACTGCCCTCGGCGTCGACGTCGCCCGCTTCGGCGCCGACAAGACCGTCCTCTGCCTCCGCAAGGGGCAGCGCTACCGCATCACCAGCACCCTCACCCACTCCCCCACCGACCAAACCGCCGGGCACGTCATTGCCGCCCAGCGTGCCAACGGGCTGCCCAGCGCCCAGGTCGACGGCGTTGGAGTTGGCGGAGGTGTCGTCGACCTGCTGAACGCCTACGGGTCGCCCGTGGCGGACATGCAGGCAGGCGGTGCACCCTACGGCGACGACGCCCACCGCTTCGCCAACGCCCGCGCCCAGTGGTATTGGAGCCTGCGCCGAGCATTCGAGCTCGGAGAAGTCGACCTCGACCCGACCGACGATGCCCTCGCCGCGCAGCTCGGCAGCATCCGCTACACCTACGACGCCCGCGGTCGCATCAAGATCGAGTCCAAGGACGACATGGCTAAGCGTGGCCTGCCGAGTCCCGATCGCGCCGACGCCCTCATGCTCGCCCATGCCACGCCCAGACCCGACGGGGACTACGGCACCACGTTCTACGACATCGGATAGGAGGCAACATGCCCATCGAGCATCTCACCTCCGCCCTCGAGGAACACGCCAAACGCGGAACCGCCTACGCCACCTACCGCGCCTACTACGCCGGACAGCACGAACTCCAGTTCGCCACCCCCGACTTCCAGGCCAAGTACGGCAAACTGTTCGAGAGCCTGCGGCAGAACCTCTGCCCCGCCGTCGTCACCGCCACCACCGACCGGTTGCGAATCCGCACATGGGGAGGCGCCACCGAGGACCGCCTCGCCGACGAGAACGGCCTGTCCCGACTTGTCGCTGCGGTCAACATCGAAACCGCCCGCTGCGGCGACGCCTACACCCTCACATGGCTCGGACGCAACGGCCAGCCTAAGGCCCGCTACCATCGAGCCGACCAGATCATCCCCCACGTCGACCCCGTCGACCCCGACCGGCTCGACCGCGCCGCAAAAATCTGGATCGAGGACGGCTACGGTCGCGCCAACCTCTACTACGCAGACCGCGTCGAGCGCTACCGCACCGTCAGCAACCTCGGCAAGGCCAACCTGCCCGTCGACCACACCGCATGGCGACCCCATGCCGACGACGACGGCGGGGATGTCATCCCCCACGGTTTCGGTGTCGTTCCGTGCTGCTGGTTCAAGCGCGGCGCAGAGGAGCCCGAGCAGCACGGAACCTCCGTGCTCGCCGACGTAATCCCCTTGCAGGACGCCCTGAACAAGGGGCTGGCCGACCTGCTCGCCCTCTCCGAGGCCTACGCCCGGCCTTTCTGGTATCTCCTCAACTACCAGCCGAAGAGCGCGAACCCGCTCGCCCGCATCCAGGAGTTCACGCAGGCCGCCGCCGGGCTGCCCCGCAGCAAGTTCGACGGCAGCAGGCAGCGCATCTTCACCCACGACGGGCCGGGCCCGTTCGGCCAGTTGGATCCGCCGGACCTGGGGCGCCTGCTCGAAAAGCAGCGCGACCTCAAGGAGCAGATCGCCTCCATAGCCGGCGTGCCCTCCTACTACTTCTCCCAGACCTCCGGGCAGATCCCCTCCGGCGAGTCCCTGCGCGTCCTGTCCGCCCGCCTCGTCTCGTCCGTGCGAGGTATCCAGGACGTCACAACCCCTGTATGGCGGGGGCAGGCGCAACTCCTCGGACTCGGCGACCTCACCCCCCAATGGGACGACCCCGCGCCACTCGACGAGACCGAGAAGATCAGCAACGCCGCCACCCTCCAGGCCCTGGGACTGGCGCTCGACGACATCGTCGACTACCTCGGCCTGCCCGACCGCGACGCCGTACTGGAACGCGCCGCCGCACAGCGAGCCGCATCCGCGGAGGCCGCCGGACGCGCCCTCGCCGCCGGTGAAATCCCTGCCATCTACTAGCCATGTACACGCGCGAAACCCTCGAGGCTCTCGCCAAGGCCCGACGGGCCGTCGAGCATCTCCTGCAAGGGCAGGCCGATGACCTGATCGCCGCTTGGCTTCACGCCCTGCAAGAGGCCAAGAAGGAGCTCGACAAAGCCCTGAGCATGGGCGACCTCGACCGGGCCGCACGGCTCGA